CGCTGTAGATCAAGAACTTGATTATATTGCTGTTGATATAGTCCAGCAGTTTGATAATCTTTTTGAAACATTGAAGCTTCAACCATACAAGCATTAAACAGAAGATCATAACAAAAATCTGTAAAGTAGTTTGTGTTGGTTGCTGAAGTTAGTGTAGTAGGTCTGGAAATGTAAACAACCTCTCCTGCATAGGTAGAGGCTGGTGTAGGAGCAACTACTACTGTTGATCCATTACGTTGACCATAGTAACGTGGTTCTGATGTTGAAGCACTTACAGGCCAGTAATCGTTAATAAATTCGTCAGTTCGCATAAGAAGATTAATCTTGGAACTGTTACTTACAATGTTAAAGTTTTTAACAATGCGTGTGCCTGTAGGAAGTGTAATTTTATTATTACCACTTGATACAGCTACTGAAGTATAGGTAACTAAACCATAGTCATCTAGGTCTTTGACAAGCCTTTCTTCTGCTCTATTCACCATATTTGGAATAAAGTTAAGAAACTCGGTGCTATCATTTTCAGTAGCAGCGATTAGTTCGTTGACCAGATAAGTATAGTTAGCCATAGAATACAGCCACCGTAGCAGCAGATGTAGGTGCAGAAACTTTTACTGTTCCGTTCATATCCATTCCTAGATCAGTAAGGTAAATTTCTGAAGCATCATTTGCAGTTGTTAGAGTAAATTTAATGTTATTACCCTTGATGTTTCCATATGCATCTGTTGAAGTGCCAGTGATAAGGAAAGTACCTACACCAGTAGCAAATAGAGAACGAATGCGTGTATCGGAAACTGTTACACTTGAGGTAACATCTAGAACTACACCGCTGCCTACAACATATCCTTCGCGAAGAGTTGTTGTCATTTTAGCCTCTTTTCGGATTAGTATTAATACTTGTTGTATTATAACACTAGATTAAAAAATAAAAAAGGCAAAGGAGTGTAAAAAGAATTTCTTCTCTCTACACCCCCATGCCTTAGTCTAGTTCAACAGATTCTTAGGAGGAACCTGAAGCACCGTAGAAGCCACGCCAATCGGACCAGCCAAAGCTGTACCGTTCACGTGCCTTGAACCGGAGATTGCCAGTGTCAAAATCTGGTTCCATCTTTGTTGCAAGAGGTGCACGAACAAACATCTTTGTACCATTAGGAACATCAGTCTTGAGGTACCAAGCGTTTGTGTCAGTGAACCGACGATTAACAAAGAAACCACCGGGAACAAGACCCTGATTACGGATTGAGTTGATCTTGTTCTGGTTGGTTGCGCCGATGGAAGTGTCATTGGGGTTTACACCAATAACAGTTGTCATCTGGCTGTTTAGAATCTGGTCTGCAGTAAATGCTAGATCAGATGGAACGTGTAGTGACTCGGCCTGTGCACCGATTAGAATGCCACGATCATCTTTAGTTTTTGAGATTGTAATAAGTGCAGTCTCAAGTGAAGCTTCTGATAGATCGGTAGCACCTAGAGTGTTGGACTGATTACCAGCACCAACAGTTGGGTGTGCGGCTGAGAATAGTGCGGCACCGTCGCCACCAAGATAGGAGGTGCTGAAGCCGTTATTGAAAACGTCTGCAGCTTTAACCTGCTTGGTGTTTGCCATTGCACGGGCTAGACCACGTGCACGTAGCTTGGCAAAGGTGTCATAGAGGTTATCTTCCATAGCTTCTTCAGTGACTGCGAAAGCAAGGGCAACTGTCTCGTGTGTGTACCGAGCAGTGTATCCTTCCTGTGCGTCGTCATACTGAACTGCAGCACCTTCACCCTTTACAGGTGCAGTGCCGAAGCCGGTGAATAGAACTTCTTCTTCAAATGCACGATCTGACTGTTCAACTTCGTAAAGTGGTTCATGTTCATTATCCACTTCACCGTATTCCATACCAAATACAGCATTTAGACCGGGAAGAAGTTCTTTTGCAATACTAGAGCGATTAATAGCCATTCTTGTTTACTCCTTCTTCCCTATTAGTTGACTGAAGCATCAGCAGAAATGTAAGCATCAACATGCTTGAGAATACGTACCTCAAGCTTGGGGAATGCAATTTCTGCAGCAACATCAGCATCGTTGCCCGGTTCATCAACAAAGGCAATAGGACGAAGCATGGCATTACCTGTAGTACGAGTACTAGCATTAATACCAAAGCCTGACTTACCTGTGTAGGTTGAACCAGCACCTAGAGTAACATTAAAGTTCTGTGAGTTAATGTCACCGATGGAAACTGAAGCATCAGCCTGAATAACAAAAGTTGCTTGTGGATCATCAACAACCATTGCATAGGCTTCTGTTACAGAGGTATTAGCGGGCCAGTAAGCTGACCATTCTGGTTTACCATTAGCGACATAACGACAACCCATAAATACACCAAGTGCTTTATCGGTTGTAGTAGCTAGGACGTTTACATACCCTGCAGCATTCGTAACAATATCTCCAGTGAAGATATTTGAGTCATAAGCACTGGCAATACGATATTCGTTTTGTCCAGAACTGTTTGGTGCGGCACCACGAATGCGGGAAGGACGTAGACCGTCAAGTGCTTTTGTAGTAGACATATTACACTTTCCTTTCTATGTTCTATACATTGACATGTACACTCGTCGGTCCACAGTATTCAATCTTAGTCTTGAAACTTAGCTTGTTTACCGCGACTAACTTGTGTACGACTTTGATTAGAGATAGGCATCTGAGAATTGTTTTCGCGCATTAACTGTGCATTAACGGCATCAACCATTTCTCGGCTGCGGTTCTCATAAAATTCTTGACGAGATTCAGCAAGTTCTTTAGGCATCTTTGCTAAAGCCAAGTCTCCACGACAGACTGCACCTGCATATCGTCCACCCTCTCTCACGTCAGAGGAATGTAGCATTTCTGGAACTTCATCTGCCTGTACAAATTCCCATCCTTCAGAAGTACGCTTACCTACATTCTGGTAATCTTCTTGATTACGTAGAGTAATGCGTATCCACCTTAGTACCATGCCTTCACCACCAAAGCGGTGTATAACAGATTCAGGAATATCTAGCCAATTAGGCTCTTCGAATGTTGTACGACGTTGTTTAGTTTCTCTAGTATCGCTACTACGTGATTCATTTCGTGTTGTCATTGTATTTCCTTCCACGCTTAATTGTAAATTTCTGTGTATTCGCCATCAGACTGTTCAGCCTTTAGCTTTTCAGCAGCATATTGTTCAAGTGGTATACCCCATTTATTGGCTCGTTGAACATCTTCTTGAGATAGTTTAACTTTATTGCCTTTAGAGGTTTGAGGTGTGCGTGAGGCACCTGCAACTACTTGAGCAGAATTTGTCGGGGCATCCTGCAACCGTGGTGTCTCCTCCTCCTGTTTTGCAACTGGAGCAGGGTCTTCATACTTGTGAGGAAACTGGCTACGTAGTCTTTGATCAATTTCCTCATAAAAATCGTCATCGGCTGGATCATAGCCTTCACTTTTTAGTTCAGCATCTGCAGCTAGTGCTGCTGCAGTCATGATCTGATCCTGACCAAACCAAGGATTTTTACTAGCCCAAGCTACAGCTTTAGGATCATACTCCTGCTGCTGCTGTGGTACATGCTGTTCGGCTGTTTGACCTGCAGCTTCAAGACGTGCATTGTATTCTTCCCACGCCTGTTGCTGCTGTTGAACAACCATAGACTCAGCATAAGCCTTGGACATTTCCTCTTGTGCAGCAAGCATTCGATCTGTATCACCAGAATCTGCAGCTTGCTTAAAAATTTCTCTAGCCTGTTCAATTCGACTATTGATCTGGCCTTGGCTACTATCAATATTAGTTTTAAGGCTAGTAGCTAGTTCTTGTTCTCTTGTTTTAACAGAACCACGAAGATTTTCTACTTCACTGCGAAGTTTTTCAATTTCTTCTTCACGTTCTTTTCGCTGCCTAATAAGCTGTTTGATACGCTTTTCAGCACCTTTTGTCTTAATACCCTCCAACTCTTCTGGTTGTTCTGGGTTTGGTTCCTCCTGTTGAAGTTCCTGTACTTGTTCCTGTACAGTTTCTTCTTTTTCAACCTTTACTTCAGCGGGTTTTTCTACTACTT